ATCTGCTGAGTTAGAAGCATCGGTTATGTTAGGTAGACAATTAAATTTTCAGAGAGCTAGAGAATTAGCATTGGCTGGTGATTTAGAAGGATTTCAAAAAGAAATTTTAAAACAAGTTAAATCAGCTGGTGATTTCAACAAAATGAATGTTTTACAAAGAGAAGCTTTAGCCAAAGCTGTTGGTATGGAAGTTGATCAGTTAACAAAATTAGTTAACGAACAAGGAAAAAGTGTAAAAGAATTAGCTAGAATGAGAGAACTTAGTATAGATGAAATAGTTAGTTCAGATGCTCTCTCAAATATAACTTTATTGATGAATAATATAAAAGCGGCTGGTACTGCTGTATTATCATTTATTGCTAACATAGGTACATTAGGTGGTACTCTTGATGGTATTGCTGGTGCAATTGTAGGTACTCTTGTAGTTGGATTAACTCTTGGAGCTGCAGCTTTTTTATTTTTTGCTTTGAAAGCTAAAATAGCTGCTGCGGCTATGTCAATATTTGGAACATCTGCAGCTGCCGCTGGACCTGCTGTTGGTTCATTTGGTGCAGCGGCCGCTCCTGCTATACCTGTTATGTTAATCATTATGGGAATTGGATTATCTTTAGTTGGAATATTTTATGCTATCGGATATATCCTATCACAACTTCCACCAATAATAATGGCATTAGCTGAAGGTTTCAAGATAGTAGCTGCAGCTATGACTGACATGATATTACAATTATCTTCGAAAGAAACGATAATGGGAATAATTGGATTAAGTCTAGGATTTTATATGTTAGCTGGTGCTCTAACGGCGGTAGCTTTTGCTGGAATGTATGCTATGTTACCATTATTAGGTTTGTTAGCCTTTGTTGGTGGGTTAGCGGCATTAGGTTTTACTGCAGACCATCTTGTGAAGTTGGTTCATGGAAATGATGGTCCACAAAAAACAACAAAGAAAGAAGACACTGTAGAGGGTAAATTAGATTTATTAAATAAACGAATCGATACTCTTCTAACAGGTTTTGGTATCACTGGTGAGACAGCAAATGGAGGTCAAATCGTAACTGATTTGGCAAGTGCTAATGCGGGTATTAAAATTTCAGCAACTACTGAAATAAAAAAGAATAACTTTTAACGGAGATTAAAAATTGAGTTTAAGTAATTTAGAAAATGCGTGGGCTAATTTAGCAAGTCAATTTCAAAGTACTCAAAACAACGACCAAGTGAGTATGGTTCAAACTATGGAAGACAATAATTACTCTATAGATCCAGAATCAGGTTTAGCAGTTTTTAGTCAAAATCCAACATTACCTGATGTCGTCAGTATAGAATCAGAGGGTATTATTAACAGATGGGCAGACCCAGTAACATTTAGTTTATTTACAGAACCTGCTTTATTGGGAATGTCACCTTTATTTACACAACCATCGATAGATTTATATGAAGGGTATCAGAATATTTCTCCAGGTGAGAGTAATCTTTTAATTACACCAAGTAACTATTCAGTTTTAGAAGAACCACAACAAGTGGATTTCCTTCAATCGTATGCACCTGGTGGTTATCAACAAGCTTTGGGATTTACTCCTTTTCAGAATAATTCGAAGTTTACAGGAGTACAAAGTACAGGTGAATTTCCAGATAATAATACACATTTTTATTCGAATGATGATTATGGTGATTTTCCTGGACCTGTTAATATGTTAGACAAATCAAGCACTTATGCTAGTGGTTTTACATTGAATCAAGAACATAAAGATCCATCTTTATATACTGGTATAGATGAAACATCGATACCTACTTCTTGGGACTCCACAACAAGTTTATATACCGGTACAACTCCAGATGGACCTGTAACATTTCCAGGACCTGTTAATTTCTTTTCTGATACATATGTAGTTGGATTTAGAAATAATTTAGGTAATATTTCAGACAATAACTTCGATCAGTTAAATTCATTCACACCATCTGGATTAAATTTTTACGATATCTTGCAATCAAGATTTGAAGATTTAGAAGCACAAGAGTTCCCATTCAGTTTCTTTGGTGGAAATAATTCATATTATCCTACATTAGATCCAGAAGTTCCTGGATTTAATATTAATTTTAATAACGGTGGGTATAACTTTAGTGAAGGTGAAATTGGAGATTCAAAATTTATAGATATAGGTACTGGAACACATACTGATTATCATAATGCTGGTGTTACATTTAATGATACATGGACATATGAACCTAACCTTATACCAGAAGATGGAACTACTTGGACTATACCAACTGAAACGCCAAATTCTCCAAATGGTTTTACATACCAAGATGGTACACATACTAAAAATTTTATAGAAGAAATATTTGGAGAACCTGTAGATTTTATGACTGGTGTTAATTCATATCATCCTACTTTGAATCCAGAAATAGATGGTTTTACTTTATCAAAAAATCCTACTGATTCAACTGTTGATGTTCCATTTACAAGTAAATATAATTTTGTAAATGTAGCTGGTAATATTATTGTACCTGAAGGTGAAGAAGTAAAAATTGTAGATTCTTTTGGGGCAGTAGATTTTATAAATCAATATATGGATGGAGTTGATAATGATTTAGGAACAAGTAATTCTTACTATAGTGATACTGATATTGATACTAATTTTACAACTAATTGGATATTAGATAGTTCATTAAGTCAAGGTTGGGCTAATGCTGATGGAGAAATTGGTTCTTCTGAATATGTTGACATTGACACTGGAACTCATAACAGACCAATACATCCATATAGTGAACAAATTTCATTTGTAGCTGGTCAAACTGAAACATGGCCAGGTGATAATGATTTATATTTAGAACAAGATGATGTTTCTAATTATCTTAGTCAAATTCCAGTGGGTGATGGTATAGAAAATATTGTTACAAATCCTATGACTGGTAATTTAACCACTATGTATAGTGTACCTTTAAGTGATAACGAAAATGCATTTTTTGATGATACTGAATTTGCTTATCAATTATTTGAGACACAATTGGAAAATGGTACTATAGCTAATATTTCAAAAGGTTCAAATGCAGGTGGAGCTCCATCTGTTCAATTTAATACTTTATATCTGAATAATGCTTGGAATCCAATAGTTTCTGATAGCAAATATGTAGGACCAATACAAGATGGAAGTGTTATTCCAAACTCGGAAAGGTTTAATATTAAATCTGATATACACAGCTCAGGTTTTAGAAGTGCTAATACTTCTAATTGGAAACTTCTTGAGTTAGCTACCATGCAATCTACTTGGGCAGAAAAAGCTGAAGAGTTTGGTTTGGATACCCCATCAAACGCTTTCGGTGGTGCTAACGAACCATACATAGTAGATCATGTTGGTCAGGAAGATACAAATGTTTTGGCTGGTTGGAATTTTGATGGATTTATACCAATAAGTAACATTCAAAAAGATGTCGTAAGAATTGCTAAATTTTTATCTTCAGCTGCTGGTGACCAATTTATCATCAATCAGAATCTAATGGGTTCTTCTCAATTATATAAAACTACATATGATCCAGGATCTACTTTAGTAAATGTAGCTGCTCCAAAAGAGGGTTTTATGATACCAATGGTTAATGTACCAAGAGATTTTGGAATTGATGGAATGATTTTAGACTTCTTGTTAGCTACAACTTATAGTGAATATTTAGATAATAGAGGTGAGGGTATGGGTTTTTCCAATATTACATTTGGATTGAAAAGAGGAAAAACACTTGCTGAATTATCTTCTAAAAATAAACCTATCGCTCACCAAATTTTAGACTTTGCTGCTGGTGTTGAAACTTTTGTGGGTAGTTTTGTTAGTGATAGTTTTATGTCAGCTGTTGATTTTTTAACTGACGATCCATCAAAACCTACAGCCAAAGGTAAAAGTATACCAAGTGAAGTTGCTGGTGTAACAACTGAATCTGGAATTTCATCTAAAAGAAATATGCAAAAAACTATGCAATCACACCAAAGACCACTTGGTAATTTAGGTAAAGGTGATCCTTATACATTACAACCAATATCATTAACAACTCCTAAAAAACCATCTCAAGATGGTATGCCTTTTTACTTTAGAGATTTAAGAAATAAAGCTGTAATTATGTTTAGAGCTTATATTGAAGGTTTGTCGGAAACTATATCACCAAGTTGGAGCTCTGAAACTTATATAGGTAGAAGTGAACCTATATATACTTATGGTAATGCTGAAAGAGAAATTAATTTTACTCTTAAAATATTTGCACAAACAAAAGATGAACTAAATCAAATATATGTAAAATTAAATCATTTAACTTCATTATGTTATCCTGAATATAAAAAACAAGAAACTATCACTATGAAAGATTCTTTAGGTATTGAACAAACAATTAAAGTCGGTAATGTAAATGATAAACTTAGAATGAAACCACCATTAACTAAATTTAGAATGGGTGATTTGTTTGGTAAAAAAGGATCTGAAAGAGCAGAGATGTCTGGTTTTATAAAAAGTTTATCATATAATTATCCTGATAATTCACCTTGGGAAATACAAGATGGTTACCAGGTTCCAAAATATATCGAAGCTGAAATTGGATATCAAGTAATTCATTCTAATGTTCCAAGTTTAAGTTTCACACAAAAAGGTCGGAGTGATGACAAATTTTATGGTATAGTAAAAGATGAGTGGTTAACTTAGATGAGAGTAGATAAATGAAAAGATATCAAAATAGTAAAACACAAACAAAAAGAACAAAGAGGGGTTCAAAAAATGATTTATACAATATTTCTTCATTCAAAAGTATTGTATATAGCACTATACCCAAAAGTGATAGTGATGTCTATATAATTACACAAGAAGGTGACAGATTGGATTTGTTAGCTAATCAGTTCTATGGAGATCCTACACTTTGGTGGTATATTGCTAGAGCTAATTCTTTAAAATTTATAACTGTAGAAACAGGTATAACTTTGAGGATTCCTACATCAACTAATTATGCTACTGGAATTTAATAACTATGGCTAGTATTAAAAATAGGATATTTGGTGCTGACATACCAATTCAAATAAAAAGAAAAGTTGAAGCACTACAAAAGTTAAACGAAAAAGATAGAAATCCAAACTCACAATTTGCATCGATAGATAATTGTAGTGTTGATGATGTTTTGAGTTCCGATTATAATCCAACATTTAATGATGTAAATAATATGAACTTTGATGGTGTCGCTGATGGTTCAGGTAGAACACCATTTGCTAGAATGTGGATAGGTGTAAATGTTTCAAAAACAGAAGAAACCGGTAAAACAATTAGTAATGAGGGGAATGAATATTCAAATTGGGTTAAAAATAGAAAAGGAAACGAATATTTAAAAAAAGATGATGATAAAAATTGGTCAGAATATATTTGGAAAGAATATTCTGGATCTGAAAAAATATATCAACTTGGAAATCATGTATTTAATACATTTCAGAGAGACATAAATGCTCCAATAAGTCAAGAAATAAGTCAAGATGGTAATACTATATCTGCTCAAGCTATTAAAACTTTAGTTCCTTATGAACAAGAAACGGATTATAACGCTTTTTTAAAATCTCCAGCTGGTATTACATCTGTAAAGTCTGAAACAGAAGGTGCTTTGGGTGCTGTCAGATCAACTACAGTTTCATTTCAAGTTCACAATTTTGAAGATTTTGATAAAATATATTTAAGATATTTTATGAAACCTGGTGCTTTGGTTTTTGTTGATTTTGGTTTTGATACATCAACTCTTTATAATCCAGAAGAACTTATAAAATCTCAAACAATAAATGATGATTTATTTGGAGATAAGGGTGCAGTTACATTGTCAAATGGTGACATGGACACCATATTTGGTTATGTTGTTGATTACAATGTTACAGGTAGAGATGATGGTGGTTATGATTGTGAAGTTGTAATTAAATCAAAAAACTTTTCATTACTAAGTTCTGGAAAAGGAACTAGATTTCAATACGCAGTTGAAAATGGATTAGATCAAGAAATATTGGGATTAGCTGCTACTGGTGTTTGGGGTGATAGTGAATTTTATAATTTAGCAACTAAATGGACATCTGGTACTGCTGCTGCGGCAGAGGTGTTGGAATCTTTACAAACTAGTTTATCTGAAACTCTTGGTAAAGCAGGTATAAGTCAACCTGGTGAATTTAGTGAGGGAAAAAACACTTACACATATTGGCAGTCTTTATTATCTTTAAGATTGGGAGTTTTTTTATATAAGTACTATGATCCTCAAAATGATAAAAGCACTTATAAAACATATATAAATTTTGGTTGGTTTGAAGATAATTTTTTAAATAGATTTTATGGATTTAGTGGAGATCCAGACGATTTACAAAATAAAACTAAAAAATCAAACGAGAAAGACTCTCAAAAATTGATGTCTAAATTTGATTCGAGTCAATCTTATTGTTCTTGGAACGAACATTATGATGCTGTAATGAAAACATCAGATGCATCTCGTATTCATAAAGTTACAGATGCTATGTTATTCCCAGCTACTTGGGGTTCTGCTGGTGCTACTTATAATATTGACAGACAAGCAATACCATTTAAAAGTAAAGATGAAACATTTAAAGAATTTAATGCAGAGAATGAAGCTTACTATTCTGATAGGGAAACTACTGATAAAAAAACAAATAGAATACCTTTAAGAGAAATTTTTATATCAACTGACTTAGTAAAATCTTCTTTTGATCAGGGATCAGATGTTTTAGATTTTATAGGGTCTTTTACAACACAACTTAAAAGAGCCACTAATGGTTTAATTGATTTAGCTTTAAAATCTAATGAATATGGACAACACTCAGTTGGTTTTGTTGATAAAAATCAAATTCTTAATGATAATTTAGATCTTCCAGAAGAAAGTTTTTCTAATAAACAACATTTTTTTGAAAATTTATTGACTTTTAATCCACACAGTCCTAACACAATAGTTAAAAAATTTGATGTTGAACATAAAATGCCAGAAGGTGGTTTGGGTAATATAATAGCTATACAAGGTTCTGCTAATATAGATGAAATGCAAGATAATACAATTGCAAGTTCAACAGATATAGAGTTAAAAAGAATGTTAAGGGCTTTGGCTGAGATGGAAAAACTTGATAGAAAAGAAGTTATGACTGATCCAACTAATAATGAACAGCTTGATTTGGGTGATACATATATTCGTTATTTACCAACAGCTGGTTCTGAACAAGCTTCTCTTCGAAATCTTGAATTGACTCTTGGTAAAGAAAAACATGGTGCTTTGGGTTTTGATGATAGAAATATTATATTTGGTGGTCAGGCTAACGAAATCTCTCCTAATAAAGGAAACAGACCTGTAAAATATACACAAAAAAATTCGCCTGCTCATAGGAGGTTACAAGATGTAGATGTAGAAACTAGTGGTCAAATATCAGAAGTGTATAAACAATTAAAAGATAATTTAACAAATGCCTCAAAGGGTTTAAATAGTGAAGGTGAAGTTAGTGATAACAAACAAGGAGATACAACAACAGCTGATGCTAGGTCTTTAGCACAAGCAAATAAATATGGTCATTTTATGGTTGACAATGAACTTGATTATTGGGCTGTGATGGCATCGACTGCGACAGAGGATAATATTTCTGGAACTTTACCTATTAATATTACATTGTCTATTAGAGGGATGTCTTCTTTTTCTCCTGGAGACTTAATAAGAGTAAATTATTTACCTAAGAAATATTATAATAATACTTTTTTTCAAATAACTAAAATATCACATGATTTAACTTCTGAGGGTTGGACCACAACATTTGAAACTCAAATGAGAAGTTTACCAAAATCTTTATCAATGGAGGGATTTGATAAATCTAAAGTTAGAATAAAAACATCTCATTTGGAAAGTTTTGGTATGGTGGATTTATCTGAACATATACAATTTTTTGGAAATATGATACCACTAAAACTTTCTAATATTTGGAAAACATTTACCATACGGGATAAAAATTTGTTAGAAGAAGTTCAAGAATACGCTGCTTCTCATCCTGGTAGGTGGGATATTGAACTAATAGAACAAAAAAAATCAGGATTTGTATACGACTATGCAAAAGATGAAACATACAAAGTAGATGAAAATCATCCAGATTGGCAGTATTTCACCCAACCCTTAGCTACAATTAGAACTATTTTACCTGAACCCATACACATACAGAGAGCTTTTATTGTTGATGTTTCTGACGATAGTCCAAACAATGATAAACCTAATGAATGGCATTTTTGGCCTGAGTTGTGGCCATCCAATGATGATGATGACTATGATAAATTAAAGGGTATAACTGATTCTCTCCCAAGAGAAGCTTCTTTTGGATATGGTAGTGGTGGAGCTGTAACAAACCCTGTTGACGCAAAAGCAGCACAAGCTGGAGGTGCGGGCATGACACCAGGATCAAGAGCAGCTTATTGGATGAACAATCCAACGGGTGATTATTCAATAGATTCTGATCCTAATCCTGATTCAGATGATGATTCATATGATGCGGGTGGTGTATTCTCTGAACAATTTGCAGTTCAGAATTATGGTACATTTGATTTTGTTACTAATAAATATGATGTTGATAAAGCTAGATGGAGATCTGCTTTTGGTGGTATTTTTTCTGATTTGGATGTTTACTCTAAGAATTTAAAATCTGGAAAGAAACTAGTTTTGTGGATTGGAAATCAAGGACAAGATGAAAGAGGAACACCATGGTTGGTAACTCCATATGTTGGTAATTGGAATATGATAGATTCGCTTTTTAGTATGTTAGCTGGTGCTAACCAAAACTCAACCAGAACAATTTATCATAGGTTATTTTCTAATGCTGGTGGTACAGGATCTTATGGTAATAAAAACTTACATATTTTCTTAAATGAACGAAAAAAAGAGCGTGAACAAATGATGGAGGTTATGAACAATATTGGTAGAGGATGGAATTATGACGCTAATGGATTCAGACAAGAAATAGTTGCAGAACCTAATATTATTACTCCAGAATTTAAATATGATGATGATTTACAAGCCATACTCCAGAGAAATGAACGCAAAACAAAATTAATGAAGTTATGTCAAGAGCCGGAACTTGGGTGGTGTGACACTCAAGAATGTGTTGCTGAGTCTGCTGGACAGAGGCCTATAAAACCTCAAATATGTATAGATATGGAAAACCTAGATATTGATGGAAGATTCTTCCTTATGAGTGATGATGCACTATTGGATGAAGGTTTTGATCAGTCACTTTATGATGATAATGGTGATTATATAGGTGAAGAACCTTCACTTACGACAGGTAACACTCCTTGTGCAGAACAATATGGCGCTGATGGTTATAATTGTACATTTATAACTGAAAGAAATAATATGGGTCAGGGTTGTTTAACAGGTATGTGTCCTGATAATAGTGATCCTAATTGGATGTGTTGTCCACCTGATAGTTCAGAAGGTTCTGAATTTGTTCCAGAGGGTACTGCTGTTACTCAAGATGGTAATATAATAGACCCATGTGTTCCTTGTATAGGTTCAATAGATTGTCCAGGTTTTGATATTAATTTACCAGATAATGGTGGTGTTGAATGTACTTTCTTTGTTAATAATAATGGGGAAAACCAAGGATGTTGTAGTGGTGATAATATTCCAGGAGTTGTTGAAGGATGTACAGAACCAACTGCTAATAATTATGATGCGGATGCTAATGTAGATAATGGAACTTGTGAATATGATTTTGTACCAGATGATACAATATGTAATCCTTGTGCTATATCGGATGATTGTTCTTCTTATGGGTTCGAAGGTACATCAGGAACAGACTTTTTCTGTAATAATGGTTGTTGTGATGAGGGTCAAAATCCAAATGATTGTGGAGAGTGTTACTCAAGTACAGAGTGTTCTGAAGATAGTATGTGTCAAATGTCAACACATTGTTGTGTTGGGTATTCTACACAAATCTGTGAAGACTATGGACAAGTAACTTGTTATGATGGTACTTGTGCAAATTGTTTTGATGATTGTCCAATTGTTGTTATTCCTGGTTGTACAGATACTGAGGCTTTAAATTATAATCCAGCAGCTACTGAAGATGATGGTTCTTGTGTTGAGGAACCAGATTTGTGTGATAATGGTTACTATGAGTGTGGTATGTTTGGTGGTGATGGATTTTGTGAAGAACAATATGGTGAAGAATTTCATTGTAAGTGGAGAATTGGTCAAGGTAGATGTTGTGAGTTAAAAGATCCACCAACAGACCAAATGTGTCCTGATGCATTTGGAAATACATACCAGTGTACAGATGTAACTGAAAGGAATGATGGCACTCAAGGTTGTGAAATAAATCATTGTCCAGAGGGTGGTTCTAACTGGTTGTGTTGTCCGCCAGATGGAGAACCATCATGTGAACAACAAGGATTTATAACTTGTCCTGATGGAACTTGTAGTAATGAAACTGGTGATTGTACTTGTGACCAACTTCAGATGATAACTTGTTGGGATGGTAGTTGTGTAACTTCATTAGAAGAATGTCCACCTGAACCTGAATGTCCGGCTACTTATCCAGGATATTCTTGTGTGGACATAAATATCAGAGCTGATGAAGGTGTTGCTTGTGAAACTGGTCTCTGTCCAGGTGCTGAAAACATTATGTGTTGTCCTCCAACCGATGAAGAAATATACTTTGATACAGAATTTGAATGTCCAGAAGATGATGTTTGTCAAAATGATTTTGATTGTGGTGCTGAAAAATATTGTCATAATGGTTGTTGTGCTCCTGGTGATAATCCAAATTATTGTAATGGTAATCCTATTCCAAGTTGTAATCAAATTGCACCTGAAGGAACACTTGGAGCTGGTTTGGGTGGTGATCAATGGTGTGTACATATGTGGGGTCATGGTAATTATTGTAATTATATAACTGGTTGTTGTACTCTAAGTCCACATTCAGATGATGAATGTGCAGAAGGTCAAGTAAGATGTGTAGATGGTAGTTGTAAAGATTCTTTTGAATTATGTGCTGGTGGAGCATATCCAGGAGATGATAGTCAATATGATGAGGATGATTATTGTAATGATGGTATGTTGAAATGTGGTGGTGGAAGAGGTGGAGATGATTTCTGTGAAGCTAATTACAATCCTGGTGAATATTATGAATGTGTAGGATTCTTTACAAGATGTTGTCATCTAAAATCAGAAGATTGTGCTGGTACTCCAGGAGGTGATGCTGAGATTTTAGATTGTGGTTGTAATGATAATGACAGTTGTAAAGGTTGTACAAATTTCCAAGCTTGTAATTATGATATTACGGCTACAATAGATGATGGTTCTTGTATCGTACCACAACAAGGTTTTGATTGTGATGGTGTTTGTACAGCTCAAACAAGTCCTGGTTGTCCGTGTGGAGTTTTATCGGATGACTGTAATGTATGTGGTGGTAACAATGAAGATAAAGATGAATGTGGAATATGTAATGGTACAGGTACAGATGGTAATAATTGTTGTCCAAATACTGGTCGTGGTCCACAAGGACAATTTCCTGATTGTATAGGTATGTGTGGTGGACAAGCACAAACTGGTTGTGATGGAGAGTGTTGTTGTCCTGAAGGAGCAAGTTGTCCAGAGTTACAAATTCAAGGAAAGATTTGTAATGATACTTTTGATGAGTGTGGAGTATGTAATGGTCCAGGTTTTACAACTTGTTGGGATGGTTCTTTGGTTTGTAATCAATCTGATTGTCCTGAACCAGATGAGTGTCAAATTAATTTCCCTGGTTATTCTTGTGTGAATATAAATAATAGACAAGATGGTGGTATTGCTTGTGAAAGTTACTTATGTCCTGGCTCTTCTAACATTATGTGTTGTCCTCCAACTGATGAACCAAATCCATCTACCGAAGAGGAAGAAACTGAAGATACACCTTTCTATGGATGTACAGATTCCAATGCGTGTAACTATAATTCAAACGCTACAGTAGACAATGGAGAATGTACATACGCTGAAGATAATTTTGATTGTGATGGTAATTGTACTGTGGCTATTGATTGTAATGGTGTATGTGGTGGAACTGATGTATTAGATTGTGCTGGTGTCTGTGGTGGAGATGCAGTAGTTGGTGGATGTGATAATGTATGTGGTTCTACGGCAGTTTTAGATTGTTCTGGTGAATGTGGTGGTGATGCTATTGTAGATGAATGTGGTGTTTGTAATGGTGACGGAATTCCAGAAGGTAAATGTGATTGTGAAGGGAATGTAGAACAAGGTTGTGGTTGTGGTATGCCTATATATCCAATGACAGTACACCAAAATTGTCCTGACGCTTTTGGTCTTTCGACACTTGAGGGTTTACCAAACTTAGATCCAAATCTTCCAAGTGGTGGTGGGTTGTATACTTGTAATCCAGCTTCTTGTTGTTATGATTGTGTCACAATTTGTGAATATGGGTATGGTCAGACAACTGATCCAGGACCTTGGCAAGATGGTGGTTGTGATGAAAATTATTGTAAATATAAAGATAATTATTACCCATATTGGAACGATTGTGAACCAAAGTCTGCTATGGAATCACAGTGTTGTCCATCTTAAAAAAAGGCTTGTTTTTTATAAATAAATGTTATATATTGTAGTACGATGTATTGTGTTATTCCAATATTTAAAGAACCATTCTTACATCCATTACATAAAGACAATGGATTATCAGCTCTATGGGTTAAACCCAAAGATGACAAATCGTTCTTTATAATACAGAAACATCCTGATTCGGATAAAGTATTGGAAGATTTCAAATGGTTAAATGAACATACAATCCTCACACCTGATAAAAAAATATTAAATCACTTTTATGAATTTGATAAAGTTATGGATATCAATTACTTGTATTGGGATGATACAGGTAAACCATTTGAAAAACATATAACCAATAATGCAATAGATTTCTTGTCAAACAAGTACTACAATGTAAAAAAACTTAACGAAATCATACCATTATCGAAACATAATGAGTATTGTAATGATAT